TGAAGGGCATTAATAATTAACATCCAAGCCGCAAGTCTACTCTTACCTGTACGCCGACCTGCCGCTACAATCTTAAAGCGAACATCAGATTCAAATACTTCTTGTTGCCAAGGTAGAAGCTCAATATTAAGCTCCACGCATGATCTCCACTAGTTCTTTAGAACGAACACCTACTTGCTTGTACCACCGACTATCTATCATTTCATCAGCGGCTTTTGCATAATTTCCTTCATTCACAGCACTTATCATATTCTTAAACTTTGATAGTCTATTACGTCCTAAGTTGAACGCCATATTAATACACACCCTTTGAACATCTTTCGGATGGCTGTCTAAGTTTAAAAATAAAGCGCAAGCATCAGAATAAGCATCAGAACAATCCGAATGAAATACATCTAAAATACGTGCATCAGTGACTGGTGTTCCTACAGGCCAAGTGTGCTCCATATCTTGCTCTGTGATCATATGTCCGATACCAAAGGTAGGATAGCCCTCAGAACATAAATATATTTCAGTTACATACCCTTCATGGCGAATGAGGTCTTCTTTGACTATTTCAATTAACTCTTCTTTACTCATTCTTTATCCTCAGGGGTAACATCTATAATATCTTCATCGTCTCCACCAACAATTGTGGTGTTTCCATTAACACCTGTGATGGTAATAGATACAGAAGACTTACCATTAGACATTTTATCCTTTTCAAAATAAGACAATGGCAATACTCTATCCATGCACATTTTTAATGCGGCCATTTGACCCGGATGCTCATCATCCTGAGCAATTTGTATTATCTTACTGATTACATGGTCACCTGAAGTGGCAAGCAATCGAGCTTTAAATTCATTAATTCTGGCGGCATCACCCGGAGGTCTGCCTACAACCCCTCTGTTGCCTTTCTTTTTAGCAACAATTTCGCCTTTCTTAGGCCTTCCGGGGCCTCTTTTCTTAATTTCTGTGGTTTCAGTCATGGGTCTACAATAGATTCTCCGTAATCACTGTATTATACCATACAAATTTTAAAAAGTCAAGCAATTTCTATGCCAAAATGGTAGTATTTGCTTCAGAACAAATACTATAAAGATTTCAAAGGCTTATAAAACACTATTAAACCCTTGCAAATGTTATAATATAACGCTTTTTTTTTAAAATTCGGTTTCTTGCAAGTCTGAATAGGTACTGTAAAAATAATTGCAACTAAAAAGACGCCCCCGGGCCTCAATGAAGACCTGGCATGATCTTTGCATCAATTTAGATGCGAATGATTCTTATTAGTCTTTGTAGTTGCGAAGCGTTTGCATTGCCAATAAAATTGCAACTCATTTGCATCTACAGAGTTGGCATGATAGTTGCATAGCTTTGCAGTCTGTGAAGTCTTCAAAGTTTTTGTAGTGGCGAAAAAGTGTAGGACTATATAGCACCCTCTGAAGCTTTACAGACTACAAAGCTCTGTAGCTCTCAATAGCTCTCAATAGCTCTCTATAGCTCTCAATATGCTTCGGATATACTACCCTACACTAAAACAGAAAAAACCCGGTAGAGAGCCTTAAAATAGCTTTGAAATATTGCAGGCATAAAAAAGCCCGGATCAACCGGGCTATAATGTTTCATACTTGTTCAGGCTAAAGGTCTAAAATTTTCCACAATAACCAACCGATAACAACGAGCTCTATAATTTCAAGCATCGATTAAATAATCATAGTGAACAGCGCTAACATGATCACCATCGACCCATCGTTTCGGGTCTTTTTTGGCTATCAATTTGCACCAGCTATCCCATAACCAACTAGTTCGCCGGGCTTTACATGCGCTGATATATGCGTCAATCTTTTTGCGCTTTGTTTCATCGGTTGCTGATTTGTTCAATGTCAACACTGAAGACGCAATGTTCAAGCGCCTAAGATTGTGAACATCTATACAACCAACTCGGCCTGCGAATAACTGGCAACAAAAACCGGCCTTGGCTAGTCCTAAACCGGGAACCTGTAGAAAAGCTTGCATTAGTTCGCTGTCTGTTTTTGCGTCCATTGCATCACGGTATAACTGCTGTTTATGTTCCTGCAACCAATCAAACGTCTTACGTTTATTGCCCCATACGAATCGACTATCAGCGCCTAAGGCCTTATAATCTCGCATCTGAACACCAACAGCATGCCATGGTTGCTGAATTGATAAAACAACCATCATCACCATGTCAGCGTTATTGTCCGGCGATTGTTGGCAGTGTTCGTTGATCTTTGGGTTTACTGTTTTAAAACTCATTTGATTCTATCCATTCTGCTAAATCATAATATGGTGAACATTCTGCAACGATTGCACCATCCTTGTATATTTCAATCCAGCCCACTATTGTCATTTTGTCACCATACTGTAAAGACCGATTAAACCAAAAACGATAATGAGAAACATTGCACCATTATCGATACCAAAAACTTGTGATTCTATCATAATAAAAAACGGGCCATTGCTGACCCGCTCCCGTGATTGAAATTATTTTTCAGCGCTTACGCTAAAGTTCCAAATGTCCCGGCCTTTAGGCGCTTCAATCGCAATGGTAATTTTTCCGCAATGGATTTGCGAGAAACTATCGAATGCTTCGCCTGCGATTGGTCGCATTTTGTTTTTACGGATTCGATAGAACCCCTGAACACCAACAAGGCTTGAGTAAAACCGAACTGTACCATTTTTCTCTTTGCTGAATTGAACTTCATTTTCCGGCCAATAACTACGCACCATATAACGAGCAATGCGTTCTTCTTTGTTATACTTGAAAAACTCAATTGTGTTCTGAATAATATTTTTCATGTTCATAATCCTTTTTAGATTTAAGTTAATCGGCGCCTTGATGCATCCGATAAAGCTATAGTCTCAAAAACTTTAACGATTGTCTAAGACTATTTTGTTATATACCTATAATTTTTGGTTATATGCTATCGGCCTTTATTTACGTGCGCACGTGCGTAGCAACAACCATGCCAATTTTTAAACTTTTGAAATTTTATTACAATGCGAATGATTCACCGATGCGAATGGTTTGCATTGTGCGAATAATTCTTAATTGTAAATGATTCTCATTTGCGATTGTAAATACGAATGATTCACAAATGCGAATGATTCACAAATGCGAATGATTCTTAATTGCGTTTGTAAATGTCAATCATTTGCAATTAAATTTTACAAAAAAAAAATTGCAAAATATCTAATTCTAGTTGACAATGCCTTTAATTAAAGGGACAGTGAACCCTTCAATAATCAAGGGACAGAAAACCCTTGACATTGATGATTCAAAAGATTAGTATACTGGGACAATGAACCCCCTAAAGGAGATAAGTTATGAGATGTAAAGCATGTGACATTTCGCTAACAGATTATGAAGCGACAAGAAAATCAAGCAGATCTGGTGAGTTTCTAGATCTATGTAACACTTGTTATAAAAGCATTAACGATGACATAGAAGTTATTGATAATCCTGAGAATATTAATTATCAAGACTATGTTGACTTTGAAGATAATTTGTGATACCCTCTCTATATAGATACTATATAGGTAACTAGTTATCTAGTCATCTTGTTATTTATGTATATTAAATATATTACTGAGATAACTAGATACTATAAAGACTACATAGGAGACACAGAATGAATGGTAAAATTCCATCAGTTCAACGTGAAAGCTTCATGGGAGGCTTAACAGGAGACAGTGCATATCAATGGGCATTGTTCTTAGCTGAAGAGGCTGATATGATAGGTGACACCTTTGGCTATAGCAGATTCAAAAGTATTGCTGAGTCTCTTGAGCCTAAGGAAGGTAAACCGAGTGTATCTGGTTTCTATTGTAAAGACTTAGAAGAGGCTATTAAAGCATGGACGGAATAAGTACAGTTATTCTACTGAGAGAGCTATACAATCGTCTCTATAAATTTAGATCCAAAGGAGAATACGATACATTCTTCAGTGCAATGTGTGATATTGATGAGCCTAGTGTTGTAGACTTTGATACTTCATTGACAAATATGCTTGACATATACGATGAAGATGCTACACTACGGATGATCAATGCATTGGAGGAATGTGAGCAATGAGTAATAAGATGAGCAATCTTGGTAGGCAATACTATGTATGGGCTTGCCAGAGCTTTGTATCACTATCTGTTATCGACAAATATAGAATTTACTTAGAATGTTGGGATGATGACAGCACATTGAAAGAATTTGACGAATGGTTAGCTAGCTAAGTAAAGGATATACACTTATGACAATAGATAAGCAAACAGGCTGTGATGATGACTACGATGAGGCTCTCAAGTTTTGCATCGAAGAGATCATTGAAGAGATCCACAGAGTGAAAGAACTTGACAGACTGAGTGTAGAGTCAATATACTATTCAATCTTTGGTCAAGAAATTGAACAGAGATATCAAGAATATTTGAATGAGCTAAAGGAGCCATCATGAATCAATCAGCACCATACAAGGCCATGTATCAAAGCCCTAAGGTAGCAGGAGAATATCTCCGCTTGCTTAGAGCAATGGACGATGTTACACTGTTACGTTGCTATCATGTCCCAAACAAGTACATGCAGAAGCATCACTTGGACATGATTGAGGGTGTATTAAACGACAGAGGTATCTCAGTATGAAAAACATATACAATATCGAACAGCTTAATGAGAATCTAGCATCATTACCCATTGGCACAGAAGACAGTAAAGCAATTCTTG